GTGACTTCGGGTTCGTCGGGACAGCGTTCCCGTCCCGTATCGATTTCTTCGAGGCTGTCGACTTCGCCGGTGTCGACGTCAAGCTCGCCGGGAACTGGACCGGCCTCGACGACGGGTCACCGTTGCACAAGTTCCTCCATGACGAACCCGACCATTGCATGTCGAACCTGGTCACGGCCGACATGTACCGCTCGTCCCGCATTTCCGCGAACCTGTACCGCAAGGAACACTCGGAGCAGGGACACGCGCAAGGTTGGGCGATCGGGCCGCGTGAGGTGGAGCTCGCCGCCTGCGGCACATTCTTCCTGCGGGAGCCTCGCGCTGAGGGCGACGTGTTGTTTCCGATGTTGCCGACGTTCACCGAATCTGATGAGTTCTCCGATCTGCTCCGCTGGTGGCTCAACCGGCCGGACCAGGCTCGAGATGCCGCCGCGAAGGCGCGTGCGGTGATTGCCGACCGGACGTTCACGAACACCGCCGCTCAACTGTTGCGGATCGTCGACGCGGCCGGCGCTAGGAAGCGAACCCCGGCGGAAGCCGCCTAACAACAGGGAGTCCCTAACATGGCACGTATTGCGGGGCGCTCCGGGCGCCTTTACGCCAACATCACATCGTCCGGCACCGCCGAACCGATCGCGTTCCTGACGAACTGGTCGTTGAACTCGACGACGAACAAGATCAAGGTGACCGCGTTCGGCGACACCAACGAAACCTACGTGTCAGGTTTGCCTGATGCGCAAGGTTCGTTCTCCGGCTGGTACGACAACGCAACCGCACAGCTGTACACCGCCGCCACGGACGGGGTTGCCCGCAAAATGTACCTGTACCCCGACAACTCGCTGACCACCCAATACTTCTGGGGGACAGCGATCTTCGACTTCTCCGTCGACATCGCTGTCGATGGGGCGGCTGCGATCTCTGGTTCGTTCGCCGGGTCGACGACCATCGCCAAGCAAGGCTGATGGACGACACGCCTGAGACGTCGACCGAGTTCGCGAAGCGGGCGATCCTCCTGTACGTGGAGGCCAACCCCGACGACCCGGCGGTAGTCAGGCTGCGTGAATTGATCGCTCAGCTGAAGAGGATTCTTGATGCCGACTGATACGTTTGCGTCGTTGGCGCACCGGTTCGACCAGTTCGCGGACGGCCTGTCCGACCCCACCCTGCGGAAGGTGATGACCGAAATCGGGGTCGCCGCCAAAGGCATCGCCACCGGGGCGGCGTCCGCCGATTTGGGTGGCGACCCGAAGTTCTCCGGATGGGCACCCATCTTGGAGACACGGTTCGACCATGTCGGCGAAGGCCGCATCTCGTTCCACCCGACCCGCAAAGCGGCCGGCCCGTGGACGGTTGCCGAGTACGGCCGCAACTCCACCGCCGGCCCCCGCATGGTCGGCCCCCGACTGACGAAGACCGGGAAGGTGTCGAAAGCGAAACAGAAGCGGTGGAACGGCCGCACACAGGGGAAGGGCACCGCCTCGGCGGCGACCGCCGCTATCGACAAGATGACACCGCAGCTCGCTGATGATGCGGTGAAGCGCGCAATCCGTAAGGCGTTCGACTAAGGGGCGGTGAACCGTGGCCAACAAAGTCTCCGTCATCATCGACGTTGTAGCCGACAAAGCTGTCTCCGGGCTGAAGGGGTTCAAGCAGTCTGTTGCGGATGCGGATGGTGCGGTCGGCAAGTTCAAGGCTGGGGCGTCGTCTGCGTTTGACACGGTCAAGGCGAACGCCGGGAACTTCGCGATGGCAGCCGGTGCGGCGGTCGTGGCGTTCGGTGTGAAATCGGTGTCCGCGTTCCAAGATGCTGCGCTCGCCGCAGGGAAGTTCGCTGACGCCACCGGGCTCTCCACGGAGGAGGCGTCGCGGTGGGTGGCGGTCGCCGACGACATCGGCATCTCATCCGAGGCGATGGAGAAGTCGTTCGGCAAACTCGCGGTGTCGATCGGGAAGAACAACCCGTTGTTGGAGCAGTACGGGATCACCGTCCAGAAGGGGGCGGACGGTCAGGACGACATGAACGCGACGATGTTGCATGCGGTCGATGTGATCCGCAACATCGAAGACCCCACCAAGAAAGCCGCCGTCGCCCAAGCCGCACTCGGCAAAGGCTGGATGGAGATGGCCGAACTCATCCAACAGGGCTCCGGGTCGTTGACGACATCGCTTGCCGCCGTTTCCGAGGCGCAGGTGATTGATCCGAAAGAGGTTGAGAAGGCCCGCAAGATGCGCGAGTCGTTGGACACGTTGCAGGACTCTGTACAAGACCTGTTCCTCGTCGTCGGCGAAGACCTCGTACCGACCGTCGCAATGTTCGCCGACGTGTTGGCTGATCTGATCGGCCCGCTCTCGGACGTGAATCAATGGTCGAAGGATGTTGCGACATCGTTCCTCGAGCTCGTCGGCGTCATCGACGGCGGCAACAAGGATGCGTTGAAGAACGCTCCGATCGCGTTCGGCAAACTCGGCGCAAGTCTGGATGCGGCGACCCGTGCCGGCGACATGCACGTCGAGATGCAGGAAGGGTTGCAGCAGGCGACCGAGGATTCGACGGAAGCGACCGAGCAGACAACGAAGACAGCGATCGACTACAACAAGGCGTTGGACGGGTTGAACGACGCCCTCGAGGAACGGCTTGACGCAACCCTCGCGCTGGTGGGTGGCGATATCGCTGTCCGCGATTCGCAGAGGCAGGCCGCTGAAGCGGTCGCCGCGCTCACCGCCCTTGAGAAGGATGGGAAGGCGGCGACTGATGAGTATGCCGCCGCGCAGGACGCCGCCGCGGAGGAGCTGATTGCCGCCGCGCAGGCTGCGACGGACTATGACGAAGATCTCGCCAACGCGAACGGGGAAACACTCACCGCAGCCGAGAAGCAGGCGGTGTTCCGCGACAAGCTGATTCAAGTGGCGCAGACGTTGGCGCCTGGTTCGCCGCTGCTGGTGCAACTCCTCGAATACATCGACCTCCTCGACAACATCCCCGAGACTGTAGAAACAAACGTCAAGGTGACCCGCACCGGTGACCTGCTCACCCCGATCAACGGGCGTCGGGCGTCGGGTGGGCCGGTGTCGACCGGCGGCACCTACCTCGTCGGTGAACAAGGCCCCGAACTGCTGCACATGGCAGGCAACGGCTACGTCTCCCCGAACGGGGCGTCGGCCGGTGCCGGTTACAACATCACGGTTAACGCCGGTATGGGCGCTGACGGTCGCCGCATCGGCGACTCAATCGTCGACGCGATCAAAGATTTCGAGCGGCGCAACGGTTCTGCCTGGCGGCGCTGATGGCGGTCGCCGCCCCGACTGTCACCGTGTTCTTCGGGCTGACCGCCGCCGCCGACCTGTTCTTCGTCCTCGATGATGATGACCGCGGCGAACTTAACCAGGCGACCTACCTGCTCGCCGGAGACGTCGGCACCAACATATCGGCGGCGGCGCATCACATCTCGATCGCCCGCGGCCGATCCCGCGACCTCGACGAAATCACGACCGGCACCTGCGGCATCGACATCCACAACCAGGACCGAGCATTCGACCCGCTCTACACCGCCGGCCCCTACTACGGAAACCTACGACCCGGCAAACAGGTAACCGTATCGATCTACGGGGTGACGATCTTCGCCGGTGTTGTAGATGATTGGGGTCAAGGGTTCACCGCGAACCGTGAAGCCGAAGCCGCCCTCTTCGCTGTCGACTCGTTGGGGAGGTTGGCGCGACGCGAGTTCGACGAATGGACAACCACCGCCGACCAAACCGCCGGCCCCCGCATCACCGATGTATTGAACAGGGCAGAGGTCGCGTGGGGTGCTAACCGTGACATCGGCACCGGTATATCCACACTCCAAGCTGACCTTGTGACGCACGGCTCAAACGTCGCCGCCGGCGAAGCCGACGACATCCGGGCACTCTCAACCGTCGATCTACTCCTCGCCGACGACACCCAATCCGCCGAGATGGCCGACTACCTGCTGTCACTCTATGTTGAACCGGACGAACGCATCGCACAACTCGAAATCCAGGTGTCCCGGCTCGCCCCGGGCGATCAGGCGACCGTCGCCGCGATCGACATCGGCAACATCGTCAACGTGGTGTGGACCCCCGCCGATGTCGGCACCGCGATAGACGTCGATCTCGTCGTTGAAGGCGTCGCCCACGAACTCGACATCGGTGCCGGTCATGTGATGTGGTTGTCGTTATCGAACACCGCGCAACGCCTGGCCGGGTTCGTGCTTGATTCGGTCACGACTGGCGTTCTCGATACCAATGTGTTGACGTTCTAAGGAGCATGGATGGCCGCCGGGTATCACGATTTCGTAGCGGGCGAAACCCTGACCGCTGCCAACCTCGAGGACTATTGCGAACGGCAGGCTACGTTACAGTTTGCGACGGCGGCGGCGCGTGATTCGGCGGTCGCGGCGATCCTCACCGAAGGGTTACGCACCCACCAACTGGACACCAACACCACGACCGTCTACACGGGTTCGGCGTGGTCGACGGTGGGACCGGTGTACGGGACGTTAACGTCGTGGACGCCGGTCGTTGTGCAGTCGAACACGCCGACGCTGACAGTCACCGCCGCGTCATGGTCGCGTGTCGGGCGGATGGTGCACGCTCAGGCGCTGTTGGCGATCACATCGGCGGGTACTGGCGCCAACGTGATAACGGTGTCTTTGCCGGTGGCCGCGGCCGCCGCTTACGTTTCGGACTATTCGTGTGTCGGTTATGGGGTTTGGGGCGATACGTCGGACGCAGCAACCGGAATGCACTTCGGACACCTGGCGTTAGCGTCGACCACGACCGTCAAGATTTACGGGTTCCCTGCCACGGCGAACCACGGAGCGATCGCCCCTTCATTTTTGGGTGTTGGCGGCTCGTCGAACGCGTTGGCGAGTGGGGACATCTT